GTTTATCAACTACCTTTCATGGCACATTATAACATAAAATGCCGAAAATGGAGAAAAAATAACAAAAAAATACTTGACAACGCCAAAAAAGGCAGATATAATCATGGTGTAATAAAACGATTCTCCATTTTTGGAGAATTTCAAAGGAGGTGTATAAATGCTACTAACGGAAGACCATGCTAGAAAAGTACGGCGCAAGCGTGCGGACTTAATGCTGACGAAAAAGGCAACTGCTGAAAAGCTAGGTATTAAGCCCCAAACCTTGACTAAAGTAGAGCAGGGCAACTATGACGCTCCGCGCCGTATCTATGAAAGTGTCATAAATTGGCTACTAGAAGATGTGTAAGTTTTCCTAACTACCTTTCACACACACTACAGGAAAACGACACAGACAAAGAAAGGAGAAAAAACATAGGCGGACTACTTTATCTAACCCTAAACAAGACAGCTAGGCACATTCTAGCTATCTTACAATGGCTATTTACTCATGATTGACCACCGACCAAGGGCAATCACGCGCAGAAAAAAGAACTAAAAACCATTTTAAGGGCGTACCCCTTAAAACTACGACCAACAACAAAAACAAATGATTAAACGATAATACAGGTTTCCCCACCTAATCCAAAGAATAAACACGCAGGCGCGTGCTAGAAAGGAACTACAACATGACCACACTTGAAGAACGCTACTGTATAGAGCGTAGAGCCTTCTTAGGACAACGGGCGACACGCCTAGAACTCCTAGAAAGGGTTATCTGCCTAGAACTAATGCTAATGGATATGGCGGACAGTACACTAGACACAGACTTCCCAGAAATGGCAGTCACTACAACACTAGACCATATCGCAGATTTTGGCGATGAAGCCCTATACTTACTAGAGAGCCTAGACCATGACGGCGATTATAAAGCCCTTTGGGAGCATACAAAAGACACAGGGGCAGACAATGGCAAGTAAACAACTTGAAGCACTCCTAGAGCGTGCTAACAAGTCAGATGAAGAACTAGACTATATTACCGATTATCTAGCTAGTTTGAATAATGAAGCCATAGAAACGACCCTAGCGGGCAAATTTGAAGCCGTTAGCCGTTTCATATGGGAGATACAAGGCTATTTACAAGAAAAACTAAAGGAGAAAATACAAAATGAGCAAAAAACAAACCTATAAAGAGTTTAAAAAATGGGTAGATGACCAGGTAAACATGGCGGAAGCAATGGGGCTAGATGAAAATGCTGAAGTTTTACCCGATATGGTGGAACATAACGCCCAAGCATGGGTACAACTCCAAGAAATGCTAGAAGAACGTACCTTACATTATCGAGCAAAGGGCAAGAAACGGAAGAAAGCCCGTAAAAACTATACTATCAGCCGTAAAAAGTACCTAGATTTACTCAAACAACTGTATGAACTGTATGACCTAGCCGAAAAAGTAGAGGACTTTCAGCCCCTTATACCGAAAGAAGCAGACAAAAAAGAATTTTGTGAACTATGGGTAGGCTTACAAGAAGGGCTAGGCTACTTACTTTCTGAGTACAATAGCACTTTGACAGAAAAGGAGTTGGAATATATCGAGGGAGAAACGGAAGATGACTAAAACACCATTTACACAGGAACTACTACAACAAGTTTATGAAGATAATGGGCTAGTTAGTTTTGATTTACTCCTAGAACGGCTGAAAGGTTGGACGATTGAGGGAATTAAGGCACGTTTTAACCAATGGCGACACCGTGGAATTATCTCATATAGCTTGCTGAATGATGAAATTGACGAATTTCAATTCTTAAAAACCAAACGAGAAGAAAAACAAGAAATTACCGAGGGGCGGAAGTTAAAGCTAGACGAGTATTTCAAGCAAGTTTTGGCAACGGCTGACATTATCAATAAGCCAACGGCAAGCGATACAAACCGCCTAAAGGCTATCCAACTTCAACAACAAGCCCTAACGGAAATCCCCGACGACATTTACAAAGAATTTTCTGAGGTTTACGCCTAGAGGGTGTTAAATTCTCAAAAAAAGGTACATTCTAGCGATTTTTTGGAATGGGTAGCACAAAGATACCAGAAAACAAAAAACCGCCGTATAGACGATTTTAAGCGGTATATTGAACAGAAAGGAAAAAACAAATGGCAGAAGCATTGTTAAGCGAAAGCGCAAGTCTTGAACTTGTCCGTGGTGCGTTAGTTTTGGCGCGTGAAATGGCAAAGGACGAAATAGAACGGCTAAACAAAAAGCCCTTACAACAAAAGGAAGTAATGGAGTTATACGGCTTTGACCACAAATACATGAAATATCTAAAGTCATGCGGGTTAAGGTCACGCCGTCAAGGGAAGTCTGTCTACTATGATGTGCGAGATGTTGACGAAATACTGGAAAAGTTGAAAGAATGACAACAAAAAAGGCTTATACCAGCGACCAAACTGACAAGCCTTCAAATGATTAAACAATAACCAAGGAAGGGCGAACCCTTGTAAGCCTTTGTTATTGCCTTAATCATACCATAAGCACAATAAGAAGGCAAGTTAATATTATTTATTTCAAGATTTTAAGATTTTTAAAATCAAAGACAGAACACACTAGCTAGGCTATTATTTTGGCACAGACTTACTAAGTAAGTTTGGAGCGGGCAACCGCTGGGGATAGTCTAGGCTAGTTCCAAAACATGTATAGTAAAAGAAAAATTGTAGACAGGTCAACACACGGAAAAAGCACGCGCCACCGCGCGAGCCAATACCAGAAATACAAGAATAAAATGTGGAAGGGGGTCAAAATGGACTTAAAAGGAAACGACAAGCGTATATATAGCCTAATCGGTGTAGGGATTGAAAAAGCCATCACGGCACGCCACATAGCACAACAAACCAACCTAGATAAAAGAACGGTTAGGGAATGTGTTAGACGGCTGATAATCAAGCATAAAATACCAATTATTGGCAACCGCAAAGGCAATCATAAGGGCTATTTTATACCAGCCAATCATAGTGAACTAATGGCAGGTATTGGAGCGCTTGAAAAACAAATCGAGGAAGAAAAGAAACGGCTTGAAGTATTGCTAGAAGCCGAGGTATAAGGAAAATCATACATGAAACAGTATTTTAAACAATTTGAAGAACGGTTACAAGTTGCAGAAGAAAAGCTAGACATTTTAAGCGATTGGCATATCGCCAAAGGTCACAAGGGAGCTACTGAAATTGCTGAGGAGTGTAGAACAGCAGTTATCTCGCTTTGGACGGAATTTCATAGACTATCTGAAGCATATATACAGGCTGAAGTAAGTCATGAAGAATTTTATCAAGCGAATGTAAACAACCTACTTGGAGAGTTAAAAGAGTATGATAACGAATGTATGGCAGGCTACAAAGAGGCTCCCGAATGGTTGCTATATAATTTCTTAGATAAGGCTATCAAAGAAAACAACTTGAGTAACGGTATTAAACGCGATATAACTTCAACCTGGCACTATTTACGGAGTCTAGTTATCAAAGATTTAAGAGAACGGGGGCTACTATAATGCAAGAAATGACAATAGAACAAGCGTTAACACTCATAGCAATATTTACACCGCTAAACATCTTTCTATGGTTTAGGGTAGGTTTGGGCACGTATCAGCTCCATAACAATCCCAAAAAAGTTTCTGAGGGTAAACATACCACGCAACATATAAACGATAACTACGGGGCTTATATTTGGCTTGCTGGCAAGAAGTATAACTAGGAGTGTAAAAAATGGATATTGAAGAACAACTAAAAATTATTGCAAGAGAAGAGCCAGAGCTATTTAATGTGCTTTTTGCGTTTATAACTGGAAAAATAACAAAAGAGGAAAGAGATTATTTTTTATCTTTATCAGATGAGAAAGATAGGGCTGAATGGGTAAAGCAACAAATAGCGAAACACAAGAACATAGAAAGGGAAAAAGATGTATAACATTGTAGAAGTGACTATAAAACGTGGGGAACAAATACTACTAGATTTACTAAAAGACAATCCGACACGCGCAGTAATGCAAGATAATTTTTTCCGCTTTTTCTACTACTTGCCATTTGGTGGTTATATCACACCTTTCAGCCCAAACAACATTACGTTAAAAGTAGTTGAAGAAATACCAGCCCCGAAAGATTGGGAACTTATTAGAGATTATCCAATAAGTATCATGAAAACAAGTCTATTAGCAAAGCTAGAAGACATAGAAAAATATATGTTAGACCAGCAAAGACAGGCAAGCGGGTTATATTTAGATGGCTGGGTGTTTGATACCATTACAAATGGAATTTACACCAAGGAAGAAACGGCTATTTTTATTAGACAAATGTATTTACATGGCTATGATTTTGAACAAGTAGTAGGCTTATTTTCTGCTATTGTGAAACGGTCAAGCCTAGCAAGTTATTTCTTAGACATGATGAAACGGTTTTATTTTGCTGAAAATACAGGAAATGCAATAGCATATATTATCAATCAGCAAAAACAAGATACAAAAATCATAAGCTAGACCATAGAAAGAAGGTGGGTAATTATTACACAGTATGGAAGACAAATAACAGGAGAAACGCCATATAATGCGCGTGATGTACGGCTTAGAACGTTTAAAGGTTGGCAAGGGAAAGTATTTCAATTTGTCCAACACAAGCAGGAAGAACGCTATAGAAAGCTATTAGAAGACGGGTTAGACGATAAGCAGGCACAAGCAGAAATTAAAAAGCCTGTTCCACCTTTGATAGTTGCCCAATATATGGCGGAATTGCTGACAGTTTGCAGAATTGAAAGCGATGAGGGAACAAAACCCGTTTATTTTTATAACCCTGATGATGGACTTTATATCAATGATAGGGAATTTTTAAAAGACTTTATAAGCATTATAGAGCCACGGCACAACGAAAAAAGGGCTAGTGATTGTATTTATCACTTAACCCGAAAAGCACCGCATAGACAGGCGGAAAACGCCCCACATTTGATAATAGTTGGAAATGGTATCTACAACCGCAAGACACGGACACTAGAACCGTTTACAGAAACAAGGGTATTCACTCATAAGATACAAACCAACTACAATCCACACGCCCAAAGCCCGACTATAAAGGGCTGGGAGTTTAAGGACTGGCTATTAGATTTATTTAACGGGGATAAAGAACTTTATCAGCTATCACTTCAACTACTCAATGCCGTTGTACGTGGGGAAAGTTACGCTAAAATGTTTTGGTTTGTAGGAGAAGGCGGAACAGGAAAGGGAACGCTACAAGAGTTATTTATAAACCTAATAGGACGGCAGAATATAGCAAGTATAAAGATAACGGACTTAGATGTTAATAATCGCTTTACCCTAGCCCAAGCAATCGGAAAACAAGCCATAATAGGCGACGATGTGCAAGCTGGGGCGGTTATTCGTGATACTTCTAAACTATTCAGCCTAGTTGGTGGGGATACTGTAACGGTAGAGAAAAAAGGAAAAGACGCGTATAGTACTTTTATAAAAACCGTTGTCATTCAATCAACAAACACCCTACCAAAGATACGGGGAGATTATCACGCTATACGGCGTAGAATGGTTATTTTACCCTTTAATAAGCACTTCAAGGGGAAACCTAACCGAGCAATCAAAAACGATTATATCACGCGCCCTAGCGTTTTAGAATACGTATTAAAAACAGTTATCGACCTAGATTTCAAGGACTTTATAGAGCCGAGCAAGTCTATAGATTTACTAGACGAATACCAGGAAGCCATCGACCCTGTTTTAGCATTTTCACAAAATCTATTTACTAACTTACATTCTACCTTTATTCCTAATGATTGGGTATGGTGGTACTTTACAGGCTTTGCAGATTATCATAATTTCCAACATAATTTCAGTAGTCAAGGTTTTCATACTCACTTTCCGCAATATTTACCCGAAGACTGGGAAAAATTGGCTTATCCTATTAGTCTACCAAGAGGGGCAGACCTTCCCAAAGGTTTCTACCCCAAGGAAGACCAGCCCCACTATTTACCCCTATATGTGCCAATCAAAGGGAAGGCGCAGAGGGGCTATAAGAAAAAATAAGTTACAACACTTACAACACTTGGTACAACACTTTTTAGAAAAAGTGTAGTGACGAAACCCCAACAGCCCCAACGCTTTACATAATATTACTACACTTACTACACTTATTATATATAAAGTAATAAAAAAGAAATATACTTTCTTGTGTATGTATATATATTATAAAAAAATTCAACGTATTCAAAAAAAGTGTAGTAAGTGTAGTAATATCTCCAAATCCCTTGCGCCCCAAGGGTTTTCGCTACAACACTTTATAATTCTAAGTGTTGTTAAGCGTTGTAAGGTGTTGTAATTTTAATACAGAAAGAAGGTGGAATTATTGAAGCAAACCAATATAGAGAACTTCAGAACGCGAACCGATGGAAAGAATAAGGGAATGATGGAAGGGCACGCCCAATGGTTAGAAAACTTAGAGCGTCACTATTTCCCGAATAAGTCCGCTAGTGAATATGACAATCTGAATGCGCGTGAGGAAGAAGGGAAAGAAGCTAATGAATGCAGTTGAGCCAATACGCGACAAAGACGATATTCAAGCCATGAAGGACTATCTGAGGTCATGGAATGAAAGGAACTATATTCTATTTCTTGTGGGAATAAACACAGGTTTTAGAATTGGCGATATTTTAAAATTAAGAGTTAAGGACGTCCAAGGCTGGCACATTAGAGTACGGGAACAAAAAACTGGAAAACAGAAAAATATTAAAATGACCCGAACCCTAAAGAATGAGTTAAGGAAGTATGTAGAAGGCAAACCGCTCCATCATTATCTTTTTCAAAGCCGTAACGGTGTAAACAAACCGCTTGACCGCCGTACAGTTTACTGGATATTAAAGACCGCTGGGAATGATTTAGGTATAGAAAATATTGGTACTCATACCATGCGGAAAACATTCGGCTATCACTATTATAAAAAGTATAAGAATGTAGCAGATTTGATGACTATATTTAATCATTCAAGCCCAGCAATCACGCTAATATACATAGGAGTTAGACAAGATGACCTAGATACAAAGATGGCTAATTTTGACATTTAA